GATGATCACTCCGACATTGGCGATCTGGTTGTTGGCGATCAGCGAGTGCCAGCCAGAGAACGCGAAGTTCGCGTCTTCCGAAATGTACAGGCCGAGATACTTGGAGTTGATGATGTAGGCGGTGCCGACCGGGCAGAACGGGTCCGCCAGGATCGGGATGTTGCCCAGCATCAGAGCGCGGAAGCCCGCGTTGACGGCGTCGTCATTGCCGTACTTGATGCCCGGATCAGTGTTGAACTGTTCCACCGACATGAAGTCCGTCAGGAGCGTGGTCCAGTCCGACAGGCTCATGATGACGAAGTCGGGGCTTTCACCACCGGCAATCTTCGTCAGCTGCATGATGCGGGTCATCATGGTCGTACGCGACGGGGTGATCGAGGTGCTGATCTTGGTCGATTTCCAGAACGCGTTGCTGTTCCGGTTCAGACCGCCGTACGAGGCCACCGAAGTGCCGTCATCGTAGATGTCCTGGAAGCCGTTGATGGCCAGGGAGTTGGACGCAGCCGAACCGAACAGGGCGGTCGAGATCGCCTGCACCGCCACCGTCTTGGCGTCAGCCATACGGGCCTTCACCAGCGGAATGATGGTCTCGGTCTGCTGCAGGAGGCTTTCCATGCCCAGCAGCGGGATCGGAACCGTACCGACGCTCAGGTTCCACGCGGCCTGCTGCGTTGCAGCAAGCACCTGGGGCTGCGGGAAGCCGCCGTCATAGCCGGCCCAGTTGAAGTTCACAAACTGCGAACCCTGAACCGGGACAGTGACCTGAGACAGACCACCACGAGCGCGCTGGGCGTTCCGCATGAGCAGAGACAGCACAGGAGCCGCAGAGTAGATCTGCACGACGAGCTTGGGCACAAAGGCCCGACGCATGACTGCGGTCAGTTCGTTTGTAATACTGCCGCTAGCGGGGACTACCCCGGAACCGTAGACTGGCATAGGTACTCCCCTTTAGCCGTGATCAGGAATCTTGGTTGCTTCGGATATCCACCAGAACGCGCCCAACTTCACGGTCGGCCCACTTTTCGGGATCCGCAAACAGTCCAGCAACATCCACTTCCACGGCGTTGTCCTTGAAGTCCCAAGCGTCGGGCTCCCAGGAAGAACGTGCTTCGGTCGGCTTCGGGTTCTGCCGCTCAAACAGGGCGGCGGCAGCATCCGGATCCGGGATGGATCGGTCGATCATCAGGGCCTTGATCTTGTCAATGCCCTCGTCGTTGTAGCCGTAGGTCTTCTTCAACCGAGAGAACGACTGGTCGAGCTGGGACAGCGTCTGGCGCTCCTGCTCGTACTGGTCGCGCGCAGCCATCTTTCCGAACATCTCTTCGAGCTGCGCCTTGGTTTGGCGGACCTCTTCGATGTAGGGCTTGGCCACTTCAGCAGCCACGTCCTCATCCGTACGAGTGTTCGGATAATGCGCCTTGATCGCGCGGGTCAGAAGCGGGCGGGTGCGCGGATCATTGTTGATCTGCTCCAGCAGCTTCTTGCCGGCGACAAGAGCGTTCAGCTCGGTTTCGTCTACAACAACTTCAGCCATAGGAGGGGGCGTCCTTGCTAGCGGTTAAGGGTCACTTACCGTTCGGAATGTGAGTGACCGGGAAAGCGTTCTTGATGTCCTTCGGCTGCTGCGACATGCGGTTGCCGATCTCGACCACGCCCAGGTTCACGCGGACGATGGATTCATCCGGCTCGAGCGAAGGGGTCGGGGGATTGAAAGCAGGCGAGGTGGGGAGCGTGGCCATGGTCGGTTCCTTACATTCCTGGCATTTGGGGCGGAGCGCCGGGAGCACCACCGGGGGCTCCACCAGGAGCTCCACCGGGAGGGGGTTGACCCTGTCCAGGCTGTTGTAGCTGTTGCATCTGCTGCATCTGTTTGGCGCGTTCCATCAGACCCAGCAGAGCGGTCTGTTGGACACCCTGTCCCTCTTGGCCGGCGGGCGCGATCTTCGCGCCATCCTGGATCATCTTCAGCACGGCCTTGTGCTGTTCAGATCCCACCGCAAGTGTGGGCAGAGCCATTTCCAGAAGGTGGATTGCCTCCCTTACCTTCGTCATGGCGTCAGCCGCCGCACCGGGGTTGCCAGTGCGGGGTCCGGCAGCACCGGCAGAGCCGATGGTCGGAGGCGTCATTGGTAGGGGAGGCAATGCCATTAGAGCTTCCTAGGTTTGTGAGAATCCGGTGCAGCCTAACGCTGCACGGGATTACTTCCGGCGGTGCTTACGACCCTTGCGCATTGGGCGGTCTCCTTATTAGAAACACCGGGGGGAGGAGTTCGCATTACTACGACCCCCGGCCAATCGGCAGTCACCGCGAGGTAAACCCCTAAGCCTGCGTGCCGACAAGATACCATTACCCAATAGATGGCGCAACAAGATCAAAATATAGCTTCAGTATTCGGCGGTACAGTCTTTTCAAAAGACTTTATTTCTTGCCTTTTCCGTGAGGTACGGCCAGTTCCGGGTGCTGTTGCATGAACTGGGCCTTGGCCTCTTCGCGCTGACGGTAGGACAGGATGAGCTCGTCCTGATAGGGCGGGTGGGTCATCTTGATCAGCGCTTCGCCGTCGATCGCGCCTCGGCCTGCCAGAGCAAATGCCAGCTGGGCATTGTCGCCAGAGAAGGCAGGCGAGGACGTATGGCTGTCCACCGAGACCTGTGCATCGTCGGGCAGCTGGCTCAGCATGAACTCGTTCACGCTTGAGAACATGCCGGCGAGCCCGCCCTTCTTGGGCAGCGAGAACACGCGCGCGTCCTTGATTTGGGACATGCGCAGGCAGAGATCTCCCAGCGCTGCGCACTGATCCTCAACGATCAGGGCCCGGTCCCTCAGGCGAGGGCTGGAGGTCTTCAGCATGGCGTTGGCCTGCGCGCCCGACCTGACGCCTGCGTCTCCCTGGCCAGAGGTGGTCGAGGTGAACCCGCCGGCGTCCTCAAACGTCTTGCGGATCATCTGGATGTATTCCAGCGCGTTGGGCGGCATCTGGGGAGCCAGGGTCTCGATCTTGGCGTTGGGGGCTTGGGCGTCCGTCAGGATCCCGCCGGGAGATCCCAGGATGCGGGCCTTCTCGTCGGTGATCGCGGAGAAGCCGGTGAAGGATCTGGCCGGGTTGGCTTGGCGGCGGAAAATCCGGTCCAGATCCTCGAGGCGCTCGTTCAACCACAGCTGCGGGTTCTGGACCGTGGCCAGTTCGGACCGGCCCCAGAAATAGCCTGCGACCTCGTTGGGGCACACCTTGATGAACGGGTTGTGGCCTGGGATGTCGCACAAATTCTGATAGCGGTACTCACCATCAATTACGACATCGCCCACCATTCGGATGCACGTCCAGTCGCCCTGACCATCGCGTGCGTCGTCGTTCATGATCCAGCATTCATCAATGCGGATCAGCTGGCTGGCCACTTCTGGCGAGAGCATTGGGGTTGGCACGCTCTGGTACGAGACCGATCCCCGCTGATTGTTTGAGCCCGTCGTGCTGATGGGCTGGGTTCCGCCCACGACGATCTCGTGGAAGTAGTCCTGCTCGAAGTTCTCGCGGGTCATGGTCGCGTTGCGATCGATGACCTCCGCGCTGATTTCCTTAGCCTTGGGATGCCCCAGCATCATCCGTTCGAACTGGGCAGGCGTCATGTAGTAGCTGAAATTGAACGCGTCCTGCTCGTCCAGATCCTCGATGTCCTCGCGCAGCACGCCGAACATTTCAGGCTTGATGATCTGCGTCTGGTAGCCCTTGGCGCTCCACAGAAGCTTGATGATCGCGCAGCCCTTGATCAGGGACATGTCCACAGCTTGGGCGAAGGCCAGACCGCACCGGGTTCTGCGGAATTCACGCGTGAGGTGACGAGCTGAAAGATCGGCGGCGCCCATCCACTTCTGCGTCTCGTCGGATTCGAACGTGACATCGAAACGCACGTCGGAGGGGCTGAACAGATACGAGCTCAGCTTGTCAATGTGGCTGTAGCACAGGTTGTCCTTGGCCGATCCGGACAAGGAGCCGTTGTAATACAGGCTCGTCATTTGACGGCCTTGGGTGCGGCGGGCCTCCCGGCTCACCATGCACTCGTCAATGATCTCGCGGGTCCAGGGTCCGATGTGCCGTGAGGGGAGCTTCATGTCTTTCCAGAGTCCTTAGCAACAACGGTCAGATTGTTTATACCCGATCTTGCCATCGTTTTCGACTTGTGAAGCAGGCCGATCGGATCCACGCCTTGGGATTTGGCTTCCGCAGCTGCTGGAGCAGCGCCCTGGATCTGCGCCATGGGATTGGCAGCTGGCATGTTGCCGGCCTCAGCGGCGCCAAAGAAACTCTTCACGTAGCCCTGCAAGTGAGGCGCGACCTCGGGCGGAGCATTGGTCATGGCCATGTACTCGCGCGTGATGGCCTCCGATTCCGCGGTCTGGATCGGGGAAGGGGCCTTGGCCACAATGTCCCCCGGTCGGTTGTTGTCGTTCATGTCCGTAAGACCAAACGTCTCCTCCGCGACCTTCTGCGCAATGTCGATGGCTTTGGCCTTCACCCCAATGATGTTCGGGGCCTGAGGGGCCCAGCCACCTTTGGTTCCGCAGTGCGGACAATCAGGATAAGGGCCCTCGCTTTCGCGCCAGCCCTTGAACTCAACGTCGCAGTCATCGCATGCGTAGGTTCCGTAGATGGCCATGATCAATCGTCCAATGAATTCAGGTAGGCTTGCTGCCTTGCCTGGGCTTGAGACTTGAAGAAGTCCGGGATGATGTGGCCAAGGACATGGTCCTGGTCGGTGCTTTCGATACGGGCCTGCTCCGCGGTCTCGCGCTGGTAGGTGCGGTTCTCGGCCATCATGCCGACCCGCCTCCACATGTCCCAGGCGTAGATCGCAAGCCCTGCCGCAAAGACGCGGTCGTCCTTGTTGCGGCCCGAGGCTGCGATCCGGTCACCGTCCTGCACCAGGGTCAGCATTTCCTCGAGGAGCCCCAGCGATCGGACCACGCATTGTTCGGTCGAGTAGTAGTCTCGGAACTTGTTGAACAGCAGCAGCTTGTTGTTGTAGGTGGTGGACCAGTTGTAAGCATAACCTGATCCCATTGAGTCAGGCCGGTGCCACAGGAACCACTTGGCTCCGTCCAGGCAGTCCTCGACCCGCAATCTCCTCGCCGGCTCCTTCAGGTGCCCCCAGCTGAGCAGCTGCTTCAGCGAGGTGAGCTCCTGCATGACTTGTGAGCCTGGGCCCGAGATTTCCAGGTTGATGATGCAGTCGCGATACTCGGAGGCGAGATGGGCCATGACCCACGCCACTTGGCGGGTGTCGGGGATTGCGGTCGCATATTCGGCTACCTGTATGACCTTGTCGGAGAAGCATCTCCACACACTGATGACAGACCGATCGGCCTCGGAGTTGCGTCCGTAGGCCGGGTCTACCCCAATAACATACACCCCATTCTTCTTCGGGGGCTCCCAGACCTTCAGGTCCAGATTGTCCGGATCCACAGCGGGTTCCATGGCCATGGTCAGGAAGTTGTCAGTCAGGCGATAGTTGAACCCGTTGAACCCCGGCTTGTGGTTGTGGATGAAGTTCAGGTCGGCGTTCAGCTTGTCGTTGTTGAAAAATGAGTAGCCGGAGGCCACGAACGCTTCGTCCTCGGTCGAGGGGAATTCTTCCTGCAAGCTCTCACGAGAGCGCTTGTCGGCTTTGTCGCGATACCACGCCCACTGCTCCGGGGTGATCTTCCAGCCATAGAGCTCCTCGACCATCTGAGAGGTTGCGGCCTCTGCCTCGGTCTCCTGAGGATACGGATCCCACCATCTTGCAAACTCAGGCGAGCCTTCCTTGTAGCGGTAGATGTCCTTGGCCCACCAGCCGATGAACACCGCCTTCTGCGTGGGCTGGCTTTCCTTCGCCTCGTTCCACATGTCGAAGAACACGTTGTAGCCCAGGGCCGTGCTCTCGAAGATGTAGAGCCGGTTGGGGTTCTCAGCCGCCAGTGCGGCCATGAGACTGTCGATGCCCTTTTGGTCACCCCAGGAGCTGATCTCGGTGGCATGAACAAAGTTCAAGGCTCGGGATCTACCCAGGCCAGAGTTCCGGCCTTTACCGGCGCTCATGTACTGGAGGACCGATCCGTTCGCGAGACGAAGCTCATTGCGGTTGTGAGCCACGATCGGGATCCGCCACCCCTTGGGCAGGGTCTCAATGATGTCGGCCATTTGCTTGCGGAAGTTCTCGCGGTTGTCCGCAGTGTCCGCGATCATGGCGCCCTGAAGCCCTGGGTTCATGTAGAGCCAGAAGAGATCGAGCACGAGCATGACGGTACTCATGCCCAGCTGGCGGGCCTTCAGGATCACGAAGTGCCGGGTGCCTCCGCGCACGCCTTGGGCCAGCTCGTTCAGGAATATTTCCTGCGCGCGGTAGAGCGTGATCGGGCCCGGTTCCTTCATTTCCTTGGACGAGATCTTGACCTTGGACAGGAAGATCCGGAAGGCTGGGAGCCAGCTGGGGGTGGTGTCGATCGTTACGTCGGAAGGTACAGACATCCCGCGATCCTCCCATGCATCTGCAGCTGTTCCATGATGGTCTGGACACTGATCCCGTAGGATTCAAACTCCGTCCCGTTGTCCAGCAGGATGGTCAGCGGGTGTTCGGGGGGCGCAATGGATGCCCGGTCATGACCGTCGCCGGTAAAGATCGCGCGTATGGATCCAATGTCCACAAAGGCCCTGCGGCCTCCCTTCAGGTAGAGTTCAATGTAGGCTTTCATTGCATCCATCCCCACACGTACCAATCATCTTCAAGCGCATCTTCCGCCGTCACGTTGGCGGTGAAGACATGGTAGTCCTCAGTCCCTGGGTTCTGGGTCAGGTAGGCAATACGTTCGGGATCTTTCCACCCGTGCCGGCGGACCACCTGACCCTTCCAGAGGGCGTCGAGGGCCTGCTCAAACGTCATCAGCCTCTCTGACAGGGGCTGGGCACAGGTAGAGGGGCCGCTGAAGGGCAGTCTGCAGTCGATCCCAGAATTGAGCCATCGTCTCGCCCTCTGCCACGACATTGGCGCCACCCTCCATGATGATGCGGACCACAGACTTCTTCTCACCCCGGACCTTGCTCTCGGTCATCAGATCCTCGCGGACCTCGGTGATCTTCTCCACCCTCAGCCGGGTCTTGCGACCGTTCAGGATGTTGACCTCGATAAACCAGACGGCGCTCATGCTTCACCTCGCAGGGCACGCTGCAGCTCGTTGTCGTCAGTGTAGCCCTCGTCCTTGTCGTCCGCGAGTTCTTGGGCGGCGATCGCCTGGGCGGTCATTTCCTCGAGGGCTTTCTTCTCCGCGGCTTCCGTCCGGGTGGGCCGGCCATTCTTCTTGGGAGGCGCGCGCAACACGCGTTCGGCCTCGAGGGTCTTCAGCGTTTCCTCGCGAATGGCCTTGCGCAGTTCAGTGATGGAAGGGGCATCGTCCTGCTCTTGGGCTGGGGCAATCTTCCGACGCCTTTGCACCCAATCGCGGACAAACTCAGCTGCCTTCATCTTCTCGTTGAAGGAGTACTTCATCACTTCCCGCTGGGTCTCGCCAATCCCCACTTTCAGGGTGCCGTGGTCCTGCATGATGTCCGCGAAATGTAGAACCGCGATGTCCATCCGATTTAACAACAACTCTTCCAAGGAAGACCCTGGTGGAATGTCGAGCGGTGCCATTGACCCGACGCTTGATGTTGACAACGCCGGCGTTCCAGCAGGGAGACTTGGCGGGGAGATCTCGCTCATCGATGGTTCCTTTGGATCTGATGACCCTGGTGCCGGTGCGGTCGGCACCAAGGGGCTTTCTGCCGACGTTGCCGCCCCCGTGGCTTTTCCGAAAAATGACTTCCAGGTTCTCTCGTCTGACATCTGTGTAGTCCCCGTTCTTGGCCCAGACCTTCATGCGATGGGCGCGGTAGGCAATGCGTGGATACATGCGGACAGCGATCTCCCGGTGCAAGAAGACCCGAAAGACCCTACCCCCCGCGTACTCGTCACGGGCCACGCGGATTGATCGATCGGTCCTGAACCAAACGAACCACTTGAACCCAAGCGCGTAGTCGTAGTCCTCGTCATCTAGGAAGACCGCCTGCCCGCATTTCAGGATCAAATCCGGCACGAAACCGCCTCGAAAAACGATCAAAAAAACCCGTTACAGTCCCTTAGTCTTGTTCTATGGATAACGCAAGATCGATAGACGCAGCCTATGCACAAGGTTTTGCGTTGTTTTTTCCCTTATCAAACAAGGGCTGGCACATCCGCACCCCACAAAGAAAAACCCCCAGGGGTGAGCCTGGGGGTTCGATCGGACCAATAGCCTGGGCCAATGGGTGTGTGTCTACTGTCCGAAGAAGTAGTACAAGGTGCCCGACGTGTAGGCCGACACGATCACGCGGTAGAGCGCGCCCGACTGGGTCTCGGTCAGCTGCACCGAAAGACCAAAGGACGTGCCGGAGAACGCGGTGGAGTTCTGCGCGGTAGCTGCGGGGAAAATTACCGCGCCCCAGCTGGTGCCGTTGTCCACAGAGCGCTGCACAATGATGGTGCCAACGAACGAACCACGGAAGGTGTCGATGTTGATGTTGAACGGGATCGGGTTGGACGTGACAGCAGGCGTACCACCCGGCGCAACGGCAGGAGCAAAGCTGGACGAGATGCCGGTGGCGGCAGTCGTATAGGCGGTCGTCAGATTACCAGTAACGGGCGCAGTGGCCATGATTGCCTCCAAGGGCTATGAGGTTTGAAAGAGAACCCTTGGGGGCAAAGGGCCAACAAAATCAGCCGCGACGGCGATGACGAGAAGACGTGGAAGCTTTGCCACCGCGTTGACCAACAGAACGCCCAGCAGGCGAAGAAGCCTTACCAGCCATATTGTATCTCCTTACTTCCTGCCCCTGCGGGGCATACGGGTTTGATTGATGCGACGGGAGGGCGACTTGACACTATATCCAATCATGAAACCTCCCTATTTCGTGCGCTTGCGACGACGGAGGCCGCGAGCGTATCCCCCACGGGGATGTCCAGAACTGGTAGCCATAGATACCTCCATCAAGTCTCAAAATAATATCACAAGCCAGATGTGTCGTCCACGGACGCGCCCAGCTGAGTAAACGCCCGCGTCAATTGCCCATCAATGGAAGTGTCCAACGGCTTGGGATCAATCTCACCATTGAGCAGATACTGCTCAAACGCCTTCGCGCGTTCCACGATCGCATCCGCATTCAGGTTCGAGTGATTGCCCATCAAAGCCGCCAACAGCGCCTTGTGCCTCAGGTCATGCTCAATTTTGCTCATTCTCACCTCCCAATGAAATCACCTTCTGCACCTTGGCCAACCCCGCAGGCGTCAACCGATAGCCCTCGTCCCTTAAGCTCTCAAAGCACTCAGACCCCAACTTGCGCCGAAGCTTGAACATGTACACCCGAACCACATTCAGCGGATTGGACTGCTTGTCCTCGTCCAGGGATCTGATCGGCCTGTTATCCAGCAGCCAGTACGGATCAACCACACGACCCTTGGCCCGCCACAGCGCCAGGAGATACCACACCTCCGTCTGCGTTAAACCAAACGCCGCCAGCAGGATGCGCTTCTCCACCCGCTCCCGCTCGATCCCCAGCTGATCCTCCAAGGTCGCCACCCGTTCCTCAAGCTCCCGACACCGCGCGCAATCCACTCAGCCCCCCATCAGCGTCTTGATCGCCAGCTCCACAGGCTTCTCATGACCCTGCGCTATGGCCACCAACGCCGCCTCATACTGCCAAAACAACCGCTCCCGGCGTTCCCGCTCAGCATTGCGCCGATCGATCTCCACCCGGATCTCCTCCTCGATGTACGCATCCGTCACTGCAGCGGATCCCCAGCCAGACCACAATACCCATACTCCTCAAAGCCCTCGAGATCAGTCTCCACCCAACGCCACGCCATGCACTGCGTCCCACTGCACAAATGCTGGCTCGACACAGCCTCACGACCCCGCACGCAGTGATGCGATCTCGCCGCCACCTGATGAATGTACGACCGCCTGAACTGAACCGCTCGAGCAGCCTCCCAGTCCGCATGGAAGTCATCCAACGGACCCTCACCAACCGCATAGTCCTGCTGCAACGCCTCTTCCGCCGGCTCATTCACAACCGGCACATCCTCAACCAACGGCAACTGTATGCCAACGTCAGGCGCCACAGGTGCCAGCGGAACGCCGGTAGGCTCCGACGTATCCGAATGCTCATAGTTCCGCTTCGACGCCATCTCTCATCCTCCTGGCCACACAAATGGAAGCGTACCGTACACCAATGCTCACGGCAGTAACCCAAAAATTTTTTGGGGAGTTCGGGATGTGGTCCCTCGACGTTTGCGTGAGATCGGGGCCAAAGCCTTGGGGGCGCGGCACGCCGGCCACCCAGGCCAAACGGGGCTCAGGTTGACCCTAGGGAACCCGATTGCCGATAATGCACCTTAGGCGCACTTGCCACCTAAGCCCTTGAATTCATTAAAGGGCGCTTTTTGGTCAGAGATTCCTCGTGCGCTCATCACGCTATTTGCAACCGCATGTTGGTATAAACGCGGGATTTCGCGACACTTGGCCTGTCCAGCGTACACCCTGCGGTAGGCAACTGGGGGCCCACGGTCGAGGGCCTGGAGGCCTTCCGGGGCCGGCCAGCGGGCCTCGGGCGCGGGCGGGGCGAGGCCTCAACACCTTACCCCACCTGCCCTTGCGTGTTCATGTGTGCCTGCAGGGCTATTTGGCCCTATCCGCCTGCTCTCGGTACTTTGATGGCATTGGGGTGTTGGTATTGGATTGGTGGGAGATGGTTGGTGTTTGTTCCTTTGTGGGGGAGGAGGTGATCGGGTCCGCGTTCTGGGCGATCGGGGGCGCGCTCGAGGCCTGCAGGAGGGCGGATTTGGGCTTGATATGGTCAATTGATCGTAAACAGAATTTTAGGGAAATTTGTTTAGGCGTTGCGTTGTGGCGTGCCTTTGGTACGGTCACGGCACGGGCTGATTTGCAGCCTGAAACGGCCCACAGGGGCCAGGGAGAAGAGATATGGCTACATCAATCATCAAGATCGGCAGGCATGCGCTGGCTATGTCAGCAGCGGATGCGAGGACCTTCATGGCGCTTATGGAGCGCGCTGTTCAGGTGCGTGCTGAAACGGATCGGGACTTCAACAAGCGTGAGGGCTTCCAGTCCTATTTGTACTACCACCGGCTCGCGCTCAATGAGACCGACGACATCCAGTACAGCATCCACGCGGGTGAGATCGAGGATGGTCCGCGTGTTGAGTTCGCGCAAAAGCCTGTGGAGTGGAAGCCTGTGAGTTCTGAGCCGGTGAACCCTGCGGATTTGGTGTGGGGGACTGATCATGTTCCTGTTTGAGGATCTCAAGTGGGAAAGGCATCCTCTTTATGAGGAAGGGCAGGGGATCATGGCCCGCGTTGTTTGCGATAATGGATACCGCGCTTCGATCGTGCGTACGCCTCACTCGTTTGGAGGTACGTCAGGTCTGTATGCGATGATGATATCTGGACCGCGCGATCAGGCGACAGATGTCCCCGAGGTGAAGGGCTGGTTGACGCCGGCGCGCGTGAGCCACCAGCTGATCACCCTGCAGAACCTCCCCCCGATCAAGGATCGAATGAACCATGAGGAAGAAGACGATGCGACTGAAGTCTGATGGGCCCTATTGCGAATGGCCTGAACGTCCCAGCCATAACATCCGGCCTGAACGGAAGGTGGACTGGATGCACATGATCATGAGCGCGCTCGCTGTGATGAGCTTTGTGGCCATGGTGCTGGTCTCTCTCATACTGGTGGGGTCGATATGAGCCACAACGTGTATGCAAGCGTGTTTCCGGAATTCGAGATCGAGGTAGAGGGGATGTGGTTCCCCCCGCAGAAGGATCAGTGGGATTGCCCAGGCGGTGGCGCGTTTGCCGAGGATGGGCAGATCACCGGCCTATTCCTTTCTGAGCGGAACAAGGAAGGGAAGATGGTCCGCGTTGATCTGTTAACGGGTGTGGATCGGAAGGATCCCGCGTTCCAGACGATCATGGACAATCTGTGGAATGTGATCCGGGACGAGGCCGAGGAAGCCCTGGCATTGGCGGGGGATAGTGATGACCCTCAATACTGATGAGAAGTTGCCTGCTGCGTACTTCAGGGCCATTTGCACGGCTATCTGGGGACCGCGCTATTACGCAGCAGCTGCCCAGGCGCTGAACGTGCAGGAAAGCCGGATCAAGTACTGGTCTGACGACAAGCAAAACGACACACCGCATCAGGTCTCGATTGGGGTTAAACGAGAGCTCGAGCAGCTGTTCGTCGATCGTGTGGCGGAATCAGTCGAGGTGATGGAACGGGTTAATCTGATGGCGGATCTGGTGG